CTTCTGGTTACTTAACGAATCAAACAAAGCCTTTAGCTCAGGGTCTGCGTTAACCTTACTAACAATAGAAGTATCTGAAATCCTATCAATACCCACAACACCCTTAGGGGTTACCTTTAATCCCTTGAAACCCTGAACAATGCCCTTAGGGTCTAAGCTGTTGGTTAATTGAATGAGCTTATCACCCAACCCTACAAGAGCTTTGTATCGTGGACTCTGAAGTCTAATGTTATCCTTAGCAGCCTTAAGCTGTGGCTCAGCCATGTAACCTTCTGCTCCGAAGAACATGTGACCAAAGCCCCTAAGCAATGCTCTTTCCTGTGTAGTATTACTACCGGGTTTAATTACATACTTAACACCAGAGCCAATGATATTACGCATCATGTGGTTAGTCTGGAAGCTATTGTTCTGAATAACATTAAACCTATGAGTTCCCGACTGATTGTTGAAGGTATGATAAAAAGGTTTACCTGAATATTGACCTAGCATCCCAGCAACTTCCATGTGCTTTGCTACAAAACTAAAGTAAGCTGGTCGTAGTTCGCTCCCTGCTACAGGTATAATAGGTTTACCCTGCTCATCTTGCTTTACTAAATACTCTGGGTTGTGCTCTGGTATAAGTGCATACTGGGCAGCTGGAGTATATTTAGCTCTAACCTTTTCGACAGCTTCCTTTTGTTGAAGTAAGACTTCCCTCCTGTACATTAAATCTTTAGCGTTCGTAGGTCTAAGGGCTAACTTATTAGCTATGTCTTCTAGCTCTAGGTTAATAGCTTCAAGCTTAGCTGCCTGCTTTTGACCAATCTGCATAACCTTATTGATACGCTCACTACCTTGCTCTACTAAGTTGTGAGTAAAGTTTTCTGAAGTTGGCCCAAAGATAACCGGGTTAGTAGCTACAGCTGCAGATTGTAATGCTGCAAAAAGAACACCTCTTCTGCTATCAATAACACTCATAACCTGAGAAGAGTTATGAATGGCTTCTTCTACTTCCTCGGGTACGGGGTTAGGGTTAGCTCCAGATCTAGTAGGAAGTAAGCTACTCTCGTACTGGTATCTGCCCTCAGTTGGTGGTACATATAAGAACTGCTTGTTAAAGTTTGGTACAGATACATTACCAGCTTCTTGCCTTAGAACCTGCTCACCAAATGGTGTCAACACGTACTGAGACTCACCGCCCTCAGGCCCCATGTTAACCTTATTAACCATGCGTGGGTTAACTGCTTGGTAGTAAGCCATCAAAGACTTACCGATTAACTCAAAGGCTTCAGGGGTAAGGTTACGGAAGTCCTGCACATACTCATCAGTATCTGTGCCTTCCATGTCTGCTATAACTCTACGAAGTTGTTGGAAACTATCACGACCAAGACGAGACATACTAACATCTGCTTCATCTACTACCGCAGGGTCAAAGGTATCCTCTTCTTTAGTCGCTATCTTTTCTCTAGCAGCAGCTTGGTTTAGCATAAAATCTTCAACCGCCATAGAGATTACAGGGTTAAACTTTTTATTGATACCAGCTACCTGCTCACTACCTTCAACTGACCTACGATTAGTCAATCCACCCAAAGCTTTCTTAGAAGTAAAGATATTCTGAGGTGTTAAGATTAAAGAACTTTTGTCCTTTCTCATCATCATAGGTTTATCTTTAGAGCTCTCTAGCTTAGCCTTATCCTTAGCTTCAATAGTCTCTTCAAACTTATCGGTACCTACATCCACGTCAGCTGCTACATTGTCAAACGAATCCAACCTAAGGTTCACTACATCATAAGCCAATGGGGTGTTCACTGTAGCTGCCAACCTAGTACCAGTGTAAGGTCCTAGTTGAGTAACTATGTTATCTAAGTTTGTAGATAAACCGTTAGCTCTAAGGAGGCTAGGGACCTTTTCAGATTCCCTTTGAGCTTGTTGCTCAGGACTTAGTTCTTCTACAGGAGCTCCTGCAGTTTCTATAGTTTCCTTAAGAGCATCAGCTGTGCCTACCGAAGTAGCACCCTGTTCATGGGCAGTCTCTGTCGCAGCAATTGTAGCATCAAGCCTATCTTTAGCTGATAAGCCTAAAGAGTCTACTGGGTTTTTTAATAAACCTACAGACTCAAGCTCTGCCTCTGTAGCTGTACTAATAAGTGGGGCATCCCGCCCCTTTTCTTCATCCTTGGGAATGGCAGGAGCATCTTGCTCTAAGTTTTGTATCAAGTCGTATTGCTTAGCTTTTACGTCTTGCGGTGTTTCAAAGACTTGACCTACTACTCTTGGGCCTTTAGCCATTAGTTATCTCCTGTTATCCATTGGGCTTGTACCATACTATCGTAGATACGATGTTTGAATGGTGATCCTAAAGGGAGAAGACTCGCACCTGATTTAACAGTAGCTCTTGAGTCACCTTCTATAAGACCATGCCCTAGTTTATAAACGTTTTCAAAGATAGCAGAAGAAGGTGCTTCACCAGTACCGAAGTTCCAGATAGCTTCACCCATAGTTCTACTTCTATCTTCATACAAAGGGAACAGCATGTTGTTGCTAAGAACCCTTTCAGTTGTACCTAGTAACCCTGAACTATACAGGGCTCTGAGGTACTTTTCGTTATCTTCTAAGTAAGGTGAAGACTCACCAAACTTAATAAGGTCCTTCAAGTGTTGAGCAGCATAACCAAGTAACAGCATAGACATTAAAGTTGCAAACGTAGAGTACTTAAACCCTGGAGTTGCACTCTTAACTAGGTCATACAGTCTTGGTATGTGATGCGCTGTGAACTTAGATATAAAACCTTGGAACTGCGTAAACATAGCGTAGTGAGGATCACTGTAGAACAAAGGTCTGCCCATAGCATCTGGTAAAGGTACAGCTTCATTGATAAAGTTAAACAAACCGTTATCAAACTGTGCTTCCCAATCTGCTTGTAACTTAGGGCTAGGGTTACCTTCAGCTGCTAGTAACTCCTCAGACAACTCTAACATCCTGTCAGGTGGTACACCCATCTTCTCGAGGAACCTTCGGGCTTCTCGAGTTTCGTTAGTGTCAGCTGTACCTTCGTTCTTCTGCTGGTGTAGTATGTCTAAGTTTCTGATTAAGAAGTCATTAAAGAAAGAAGCTCGGACAGTACGTGTTGCATTAGTAACAGCATTCAAACCAATCACCTTAAAGAATGCATCCATAAGGTTCTTAGTGAACTTGTTAAATTCTGTAACACCTGTTAGCTGAGCCTGACCTGTCCTAGCGTCACCGTAACCTACCCTTCTATTCAAACCTGCAGGGTCATTGTACTCAACAAACCGTACATCTGTGTCCTTTTTATTTCTACTTTTAATCTTAGTCTCAAAGCTACTACGCTGTGGGGCAATGCCCGTAAGCCTACCAACCTCTGCAAAGTACTCAAAGATCTCACGCCCTAAGATCATACCTAAGCTACCTACGTTCTTGTTAAGTGTTTTTACATCAACACCTACAGGTGTCAAAGCAAACTCAACAATAGACATAGGGGCTGCAAGGCCAAGCATAGTGAGTACACCAGTAAGCGTCAATGCTTTCTGAGTACCCCTAAGTACGTCACTCTCAATACGTTTGTAGTTACCAGAGTCAGCGTTAATAAGATCTCGAGTAAGCCTTGCTATGTCATTGACATCAGCGTTAGCAACTTCTGCATCAGCAGACTCTTCCTCAAGCCCTTCGGTAAACTCTCGTTGTATCTTATCAAACATACTGGTAAGTAGTGAACTATTAGGTCCAACAAACTTAGTCATAGTAGTGTATCGAGCTGCAGACTTCATAGAGTTTTCTAAGTTATCAAAGAGATTATTCTCAAAGAACTCAGAAAAAGCGTTGTTATCTGCAATATCTAACGATCTACGCTTGTGTGTCTTAGGGTTTATACCACCTTTAGTTAAGTCGAATGCATCGTCTAGTGTGTTAATCTCAGGGTTATCCAAGATAGCATTAGTAACAGCATTAGCTTCTTCAACATTCAGTCCTTTCTCTGACATAAGAAGGTTAATAAACTTTTCTTTGTTAGCAGAAATAGCTGACTTTAAAAAGCTTTTACTTCTAAAGATGTGATCCTGAAGGTCCCCAATAGGGGGTATGTTAGCCCGTGCCTGCGCAAGAGTAACGCTTTCATACATCTTACGGTCTACTTGATACAGTCTATCAATAAGGTCCTTAAGAGCTGCAGAGTTTTCTTGAAACTCAGGCTTAGATAGGTTGTCCCAATCAATCATAGCAACAACAGAGTCACCAGTTATCCATGTCTGGTTGTTATCTTGCTTCTCTGTTACAGGTTTAATGTGTACATTATAAAAATCATACACAAGAGCAGACAGTGCCTCACGCTTAGCACCAGATCTTCTACCGTCTAGTTTAAAAGCAGAATACAAAGCTCTAACTTCAGGTATTACTCGTTCAAAGGATTCAAAGTTAAGCATCTTATCTGAGTGAAAGTCAATACCAGCATGTACTTTGGTAGCCTTACCACCAAGCATATCGTATAAACGTCTCAGAGTCTTGCTCTTTTGCAGTCTCTCGATAGTAAAGACAGTATCCCTAGCATCCCTAAGGGTAAACGCAGGGTCCATTAGACCGTCCTTAAGGGACTCTGTGGAGGGCTTAGCATCATAGTCTGTTTGACCAGCATCAGCTCTATCGGAGAACTTTACGTCCTCGACTGCCTCTGCATCTACGTCAGCTTGTTTCATCTGATCGTACTCATCTATGTCGCCTTTAGGTTTCTTAGGCTTAGGGCTACTCTTAGCTCTAGTAGTATCAGCCCACTCTTCTTCAATAATCTCACTAAGATCAGCTACACGCCCTGTATCGGGGTCCTTAGCTTCTGAACGGAATGTATCAGCAGCGTCATCAAACCTGCCATCATACTCAGACATAGCAACAGTTGCATCTCGCCACTGACCTGCTTCCCAAACACCACCGGGTAAAGAAAAACCTGCACCCATAAGTCCACCAGCTATAACAGCATTGGTCATTCGGTGTTGTAGTTCGTCAAAGTCCCAAGTTTTCTCAGAGCCTATGACTGCAGCAGTGTACATTGTGAGTTCCTGAAGCATCTCTGTGCTTCCCTCGAATGCTGCACCCTGTGCCAATCGCTTAGATAAGTCTTTTAAGACAGCACCTTTGGTTAGTTGTAACTTTGTAAACTTAGCTACGTCATCTGCATAAGAAACAATCTGTCTCTTAGTCATTTTCTGTAGTGCAAGTGCAGCTTGTTCTCTAGTAAGGCCTACTCGCAATGCATTACCAACTTTATCAGAAGGTAACATCGACACTGCTCTTGCTCTTGAAGGTCCTGTAGATTGCATAACCAACTTGATAGCTGATTCTTTACCCTCTTTAGTAAGAAACTGAGAAGGTTTAATAAGACCTGCAGCACCCTTGACACCAAAGACATCTAGTGCAGCAGCTATACCACCGCCTACAATAGCAACACCATAGTTCTTTTGGTCTTGCTCTCCGGGCATTTCATCCAGAATCATACCTGAATACATAGCTACTGGAACACTAAGGCTACCTCCGAATGTAAAAGGAGCAGCCACAATAGAAGCGATAGTCACCCCCATAAAAGGCATAGAGGTTGCAAGGTTAGCACCCACAAACTCACCAATCTCCCCAAGGTCTGTCCAGTTTACATCACGGTAGTCTAAACGTACTTTAGGTTTGTCAGATAGTTGCTGTCTTGAGTAGTCAATACTGCCCAGAAGTGATGCCTCAGCCTCTTCAAAGCCTGTTACGTCAGCAGCCATTACACCTACTTGCTTAAATGCATTACCAACCATGGTAAGTGCAGAGTCCCAAGACTGGGAGAAGGGGTGTATAGCTCTGTTCTCGTATGTAGCATTGTTGTTACGAATAACTACATCAGTGTAGAAGTCAGGCATGAGTGAGTACTCTGCTTCATTCAAGGCTCTCTTCTTAGCTATGATTTCTCCACCAGTACTCTCAAGGCTAGCAGCCTTAATAATCTGAGAAGCAATCTCTATGTCACTCTTCTTTCTGTACGGATCAGCAATAGACCGATCAGCTACTCCATGTAAGTATCGTGAGTAGTCATCATCGCTCATAGTCTTAGTAGTTCTACCAATAAGGGTAGGCTTAGCAATACCTGAGGATATCAAAAGATTCTGGAAAGAGTTACCCTCCTCGTCTACTAGGTCACCAACCTTACGGCCATACCCAGCATCTTCATCTTTTACTTTTACTTTAGTGTAGCCGTAACGGTTAGCTAACGAAGCAATGTACTGCTTAGCTACCTGACCACCAGACTCACCCATGATGTAGCCCTTATCCTTAAGGACCTTTTCAACTTCCTCGATGTCTATCCCTTCAAACCTAACAGACTCGCTAGTTTCTTTATTACGGAAAGTATCACCATCAATAAACTTATATCCTGAGTCACCGATGTCATAGTCGGCTTCGGAGGGTGCAGCCTCAGGAACTGCTCTCCTCTTTTCTGCGTAACTTGAGACAGCATCAGAGACTCTCTTCATGCGCTTATGCACACCAGAGCCAGTTACCTCTGAGTTACGGTAGTCATTGTTATCAAGGAACTCCTGAGATGCCTGAGCGTAGTTACCTTGATTAAGTAGTTTTAGAAACGTAGGTGAATGTCCAAGGTCTCCTCGGTACTCAGCTTGTATAAGCTCAGCCTGAAGGTCCTCAGGGTATTCATCTAAGTTTGGGATTCTTGTTCTGGCTCTATCAACGTGGTGTGTAAATGCAGCTTCAAAACCTGCTTCAATCCACTGACCAGTTTGGCCTACACCTTGAGTAGTAATACCCTTAGTGTCGGTATAAGGGGTAGCAACGTACCCCTCTTCCTCTACGACTCTCTTCTCAGCATAAGTAAGTGGGCGACCAATGTTACCCTCTACCTGTGCTATAGCGTCAGAGCCATAGTAGACTTCCTTGTCCACCGTACTATCAACTGTAGGATTAGAGTCGGTACTTGCGCTCTTTAGCAAACCTACCTCTTGTAATTCTTCATCTGTAGCTTTAATCTTGTCGCTCATTCCGACTTTCTCCTATGATTAATATAATTACTTCATTTTATTTATTACGTCTTGCATGCTTCCTGCAAAGTACTTAGAGCTTGTAGCGGATTTATTTCTATCCATAGACATAACCCAAAGTAAAGCGGGGGATGCCCCCTGTCCTTTCTTATCAGCAGAGTCTTCTGATTCAGATTCCCAAAAGGTTTTAAACTCAGGTCCCATTTCTTCAGATTGCTTGTTGTAAAGTCTTTCTAAGTTACTCCACATAGCTACTTTGGGTACTGCTTTATTAGCACCTATTTCTTTACCAAAAGCACTAGCTAAATACTTAACTTTAGCTGTAGCTTTAGACCAAGCTTCGCCACCAATAGCATCTTCAGAGTCATCTCCTACAACCTTAAAGAAAGAAGGGCTGATTGAATACTCAGTCTCAACCTTAAGTCTTTCTTTTTCCATAAAGGCTGCAAGGTTTTTAGAATTACCTTCCATACCCCTAGCCACAGACTGAATGTATTTTTGAACTGCATTAGTAGAAACCTCTTGCAGGTTAAAGTCACTAAAGTCAGTGCCTGCTGGGTAAAAGGATTTAAATGCTCTAGCAGCTCCATTTCTTACAGTGCCGTTTATAGCGGAGTTAAGTCTAGTAGTTAGTGCTTCAGCTTCCTCAGTCTCAAGTCCTTGTTCGCTAACATAAGTAGCAATAGAACCTTCAACATCAAGATCTATGTTAGCTCTTATACCAGAAATAATATCGTTACCAGTTAAACCAACCCCTACACTAAACCGCTTACCACCTTGAGCTGCTCTTACATTAGCAACAGGGAGTACAGGGTATACACCACTTGCATCTGGCTCTATACCTAAGGACTCGTAGAAGCTAGCGTCATCAAGACGAACCATTGTACCGTCAGCAGAGAAAGCACCTGTAAGGTTTGTCTCTGTTTCTTTGTCGTAAATAGTTGCTACCTTAGAAGGGTCAATAGCTTTAGCTTTCTTCTCTGCTTTAAGAGTAGCTAAGCCTTCCTTACCATATATCTTCTCAAGCTCAAACTCTTGCTTTCTTTCAGCAGCTTGTACTTTCCACTCATTCTCTAGTACTTGACCAGCAAAGGTAACACCATCGTAGCCTAAGGCTCTAGAACCCACATAAGCGAATAGTGTCTTACGGAAAGCTGGGTCTTCCATACCTTCCTTAAACATATCCTTCATGCCACCCCAAAGTTTCTTAAGGAATCCTTCCTTCTCTTCTGGAGGTGCATCCTTCTTAGGAGCAGTACCTGCACCCTTAACTAGAGCATCCGCATCAGTTTTAACTGGATCTGTAATAGTAGTCTCAGCTTCTTCAGCGTCTTGCTGTGTAAGGTTACTGCCACCTGTAACATCTGGTTGCGTAGTTGTAACAGCTGGTTGAGTAGGTGTTAAGTCTACTGCAGGTTCAACCACAGGGATATTAGATCCTTCTGGTTCAGGTATGTCTGGGAATAAAGCCTCTCCTGCTTCACTTCCTGCGTAAAGACCTGCACCTGTAGCCCCTGTTTTTATAGGGGAAACTGTAAACACTTCTTTAGTAGTTTTTACCGGATCATAAACCCCCGGCTGGCCCTCTCTTTGTACCTTGGTAGTGGTACTTTTACCCGGAACTGTTTTAGTGTTACCAAAGAAATCTCTAAACCTTTTAGGTAATTTACCTCTAGTAAAGTTACTTAGTTTACCAACAACCTTAGCTGCCCCACTAGTTACAGCGCTTCCTATTCTTGCAGCGGGGTATAAGGATACACCAGCAGCTGCAGCTTCTACAGGATTATCTTTAACCCAGTTAGCAAACTCATAAGTTTTATCAAGTGTTTCTTGGCTAGAGACATCTTCTTCAAACCCAGAAGGTAAGTATGAAGGCCTTGGGGCTCTCATGTTATCAAAGAACGAGGGCTCTCTCTCAACTTCCTGTGATCCTTCAGAACCCACTGTCTGACTAAGTTTAGCTGGGCCTTGAGGCATAGAGTCTAAAAAGTTAGGATCAGTAACTTGAGGGATATTACCACCAAGCTGAGGTACTTGCTCTATGCCCCTAGTAGGTTCAGGTGCTTCAGGTGCTTCAGGTAAACCTTGAGCAGATTCTCCTAACACTACCTGTTCAGGTGGACGTAGGACAAAGTTATCAGAGTTTGGAAGAGGAGCAGCTGTAGGCATTGTAGGCTGAGGTATGTTCATTTGCACAGGGGGTACAACACCGATGTTATCAAAAGACTCTGGTGTATACTGTTGGTTAAATGCTGTGTCTACTGGCATTAGCTTAGATGGGTCCATATTTTGCTGGAATGCTAATTCCTGAGAGGTCTCTTGTAGCGGAATAAACTGCTGAGGTGCCATAGGTATCTGAACCTGAGGGATCTGCTGTTGTGTCATTTGAGGAACTTGGAATCTATTTACATCTTCCGCATCCATATCATCCACTAGGCCCCTAAGGAGCTTTGATAAATCTGTTATATTAGACATATTAGTCTCCTTTAAATAAACCTACGAGGACCACCGCCACCAGATTGCTTCATTCGTTGTTGACGATTCAAAGCTGCTCTTTGGTACGGACTAACTTGTTCTTGTCCTGAACCTTTAAGTGCAAGGCTTGGGCCTTGTTGTATTTGTGCTTGCGGCTGTGGTTTCATCAAGCCAATTGCACCTTGAGCTGCTATGGTTTTAGCAGTGTCACTTGTCAAAGCTTCTTTGCCTTTAGCCATAGCAGCATTAGTCATAGCACCTACCTTACTAGCACCTATTTTACTACCCATAGTACCTGTGTGTGCAATACCAGTGGAAGTGTTTATAGCTGCTCCGGGTAGTACTGATTGAATACCTACTGGTGCTGCCATAGAAGATGCTGCTGGCGCTGCCAGTGCTGTAGGTGCTGCCAGTGCTGTAGGTGCAGCCCCCATGCCTGCTACGCCTGCGCCTGATATACCTGTTGTCATTACGGGAGCTACTGCTCCTGTTGCTGCTCCTGCTGTACCAGCTCCTACTGCTCCTGCTGTACCAGCTCCAGCTCCTGCTGCACCACCTATACCCATCATCGGTGCTGCTATTGGCGCTAGTAGTCCAGCACCTAGGCCCATAAGAGCTCCTTTCTTTCTATCTTCTGGGTTAGCCAAAGCACCTAATGCTGCCCCACCTAACGCTAATGTTGCCATAGTTGCAAAACTCATACGTCTACTCCTAGTAATTTGTAGTTTGGCTCTTCGAGGCCAATAGAAGAATACGAGGGAGCTGTTACTTCCTCTTCTAGTTTGTCTAGGTTTTCTTCACTTTTAATTGTTGTTATGTGTACGTTAAGAATAACCGAATCTTCTAACGCATAAAATGCTCTTTTAGAACCTGCAGGTGCAGCCCAAGTACTAGGGGCTGTTATTATCTTGCGACCTTTTTCAGAAACAACAGACATACTTCCTTTAATTAATGTTATAATATGGGGGTGCCTATGTAATGCACCTGTAATAACCATACCCTTAGGTACACTTAACTCTCTTCCATATAAACATAAATCGTTAAAGTCTTTTATAGGGTCTGTAAAGTAATGATTAAGACCTGTTTGATCCATGTTATCTTCAACTTCTCCAGACTCTATTGAATCTTTAATAGCTTCTTCTAAATAAGATACACTTGCTTTTAGTTTTAAATCTGTTGTCATAGGATTACTTAGGTCCTTAGGAGGTTTACTTACCCCCTCCTGATTGTTTAGTTATACTACCGAAGTCAATACCACTAAGCATGCTAGATGCATCTCGTAGGTTTTGTCTCGGTGCATCCTGCTCAAATTCAAATCGTTCTCTATCAGCATCAATATCTGCTTGACCGTAACCTTCATAACCAGCACCAACATCACGTAGGATTTGACTACCTTTAAGAGATGCGTCTTGCAAGCTACCTAGCTGTCTAAACATATCACCCTGATAGGCCCTGTTAGAGTCTACCATTCCTTGAAGAGCCTTAGTTCTTGTATCACCTACAGAAGATGCTAGCTCGCCTGCAGCTGAAGACTTAAGTAAAGCAGCACGGTCACCACCAAAGGCACCTGCATTAACCGCAGCAGTATTAAGTCCAGGGATTGTCTCTTCGTTAAATTGTTTCATCAGAGGGTTAGTCAAGGCATCCAAGTACTCTCCGGTTCGTGGATCATTCATCGGATCGTAAGCCATTGCATCTTGGAACCTGTCAGCAGCTGTGCCAGCTAAGGCACCAGCAGAACCCGCAGCCCCACGTTGAGCCTCTAGTCCTTGGACAGAAGCAGCGTCACGTTCAGCTAGTGTACTACCTCCATAGAAGTTTTGGGGCCCAAAGCCTTCCATCTGATTTGCATAGCCTAGTTGTTTTTCAAGTATTCGTCTTTGTTCTGGAGAAGGTCCAGTAGTAGAAGTACCACCACCACCCTTATAGTTAATCATATAGTTATCAGTAATCGCCCCAACTTCTGCGTCATACTCATTAAACTGTTTAGATCTTTTTCCTTTAAGTTTCATTAGTTGATCCTTTATTTATTGTTGGTTCCCTCAGAGACTTACCTAATACGGTGTATCTATCTGAGTACCCATGTTTCTTTAAGGCTCTTAGCCAACCCTTTCGACCTATCACTTGCATGTCGTCACAGTCATTAAAGATTGCCCATCGTTCTATGTATTCGACTTCACCTAAAGCTTCCGCTACGCCTTCTCCTGATTCACCACCAAGGTAGGTTATTTCACAAGTACGTTTTAGCGGGTAGTCTATGACTTGGGTGACAACAGTAGCAACAAACTTTTCGCCTATAGTCCCTAGCCATATTTGTTTACTACCCGATACAAGCTCTTCGATTACGTGTTCTACTTTACGCTCTCCATATCCGAATCTTAAGGCAGACTCGATGTGCTTTAGGGTTAGTGCAGGCATATCTTTAAAGTGTTCTTGTGTCCACATGCAAAGCATATAGTCCTCCAGTTGTTACGGTTTAGTTGGAAACGAGACCTGAGACAACGCAGTTGCATCTACTAAGTTAGCAGGTAGATCCCTTAAGGCTTGTCTATATATAGCCCACTCTGTTTTCTTCTCATCAGACAAAGGGCTATCAGGCATCTGAGTCCAATCGCTCATCATAAGGTAGGACTCTCTCATCCCTCGTACAGCTCTGTCTAAGGTAGCTTTAGCTTCTGAGGGACTAGTGGTACCCTCAAGGAAGACACCGCCTATAAAGTACTTATGAGAGGCCTCAGGGGTACCTACGGTATAGCTCTCAGTACCTGAGTGATTATACTCAATGTTTTCTTCGTTACAAATTAAAGTCTTTTTAATAAGACCTGTATCCGTATCATATACAACGTAGTTAGTACTCATTTCTTAGTCTCCAATATATCTAACGTAGCATCAATAGCGTTAACACCCCAAGCAGTTCCGCTTTCTAATACTTTAAAAATCAAAGAAGTTTCTATTCGAGTAGTCCCTGAAGGAGGGGTAGACAAGAAATCAATAATGTGAGCATTAGTGTTACGATGAGTCGCTGTTACATTAGAGTTAACTTCTTGGTTAGTCGATAGTAATGTGGTTACATTGTAGTACTTAACCTGAACTGTCACATCAAGCTTACAAAAGATATTAAACATAGAAACCGAGTTGTTATTATAGGCAGGTTGAAACCAAAGTTTACCTCTAATCCTAGTAGGTGCCCCGGAGTTATTTACATTCAACGTTACAGGCATAATTTCAGTGTTATCATCCTCTTCATAGTAAGTATTAATAGCCGTCTTAGCAGAAGAAGGTACAGTAACAGCTTGACCTGCAATAGTTAAAGTATCTACAGATCCATTCTTAATGTAAGCGGTATCCATGTACACACCTGCAGGAACTGACTCACCCCCTACAGTAGTTGGGGTAGTAGTAACAACAAAAGGATTAGGTGTTGCTAGCTCATCCCAAACGTAACCACCTTGAGAAGCACCTAAAGCCCTAAAATACTTTTTGGTTATAGTCGCCCAGTATATCTGACCTAAAGACCCTACTGTGCTGCTAGTGGGGCTGTACGGCCCTGTAAGATCAGGGCTAGGTGCTAGGTAAAACCTATCAGCTGCTATGGCAAACTCAGAGCCAGTAGTAGCATCATTGTATAAACCAAAGCCAGCTACCTTACCAGCCACATCAGTCTTAACTGTAAACTGAGATGTGAGTCCGTCTATAGTAGTAGCTTGAGTTTCTATGCTAGCTGAGTTTTCACCTACTGTTGTGTTTAAGGTTTGGACAGCGGTTACTGTGCTCCCTAAAGTATCACCATTAGTTGTAACTGTAGTTTCTAAGGTATCTAAAGCTGAAGCAGTAACATTTACACCGGTAGCAGGGTCATTAACTGTAGACTCTAAAGCAGTAATTTTAGTAGCTGAAGCATTAACCCCATCATCCTCGTCGTTAACTGTAGTTTCTATAAGACCTAAAGCAGTAGAAGTAGCCTCTACACCTGTATTTTCGTTATTAACTTTAGATTCTAAAGCAGTAATCTTATTAGCTGAAGCAGTAACTCCAGATACTTCGTGGTTAACTAATAACTCTACAGTATCTAAAGCGCTAGATACAACATTAAAGCCTGTAGTAGGACTGTCTATCGTAGCTTCTAGAGAATTAAGTCTATTAGCTGACACTTGGTTACCAATCTCATTACTAGTGACTACAAGTTCTACAGCGTCAATAGCATCAGCGTTAGCTTGTAAACCTGTTGCAGGGTCAGTTACTGAACTTTGCAGATTACTAATCTTAGTAGTGTGGGCGTTAACACCATCCTCATTATCATTAACTAACAACTCTACGGTATCTAAAGCACTAGCTACAACATTAAAGCCTGTAGTAGGACTGTCTATCGTAGCTTCTAAAGCAGTAATCTTATTAGCTGAAGCAGTAACTCCAGATACTTCGTGGTTAACTAATAACTCTACGGTATCTAAAGCTTCTGAAGTAGCTGTAACCCCTGTAGCAGGATGGTTAACTTTAGTTTCTAAAGCAGTGATCTTACTAGCTGAAGCAGTGACTCCAGATACTTCGTGGTTAACTAATAACTCTACAACATCTAAGGCATCTGAAGTAGCTGTAACCCCTGTAGTAGGATGGTTAACTTTAGTTTCTAAAGCAGTAATTTTAGTAGCTGAAGCAGTAACTCCATCATCATTGTCAGTAACTAATAACTCTACAGCATCTAAAGCGGAAGAAACAGCAGTAAAGCCTGTAGTGGGGTGATTTATTGTGGCTTCTAAAGCAGTAATCTTACCAGCTGAAGCAGTAACTCCAGTTCCATCAGCATTAACTTTAGTTTCTATAAGATCTAAGGCATCTGAAGTAGCAATAACTCCTGTAGTTTCGTTATTAACTGTAGATTCTAGAGCAGTAATCTTATCAGCTGAAGCAGTAACTCCAGTTCCATCAGCATTAACTTTAGTTTCTATAAGATCTAAAGCTTCTGAAGTAGCTGTAACCCCTGTAGCAGGATGGTTAACTTTAGTTTCTAAAGCAGTAATTTTAGTAGCTGAAGCATTAACACCGTCTGTCCCATGGTTAACTAATAGCTTTACAACATCTAAGGCATCCGAGGTAGCTTCAACCCCCGTAGTTTCATCATTAACTGTAGCGTTAAGGGCGGTAATTGCCTGAGCTGCAGCAGAAGAACTACCAGCAGTTACTGTATTTATGGCAGTAATATCTGCAGAGTTGTCTGCTACCAAAGCACCTAAGCTAGAGTAGTCACCTAACACATCCCAAAAAGAAGTGTTCGTAGGTAAATTACCCGTAGTAGCTGCAGTCGCAATGTAAAGTTTATCAAGGTAAACAACTTGATCGTTAATAGCGTAGGCAGTTGTGTTGTTATAGTCAGGGACAGCAAGCAGGTCATCTATCTGGTCTTGTAGTGAAAGAGCAGAAGAAGCAATTGCAGCAGTTCTTGCAGTAGCTTCAGCTGCTAGTTGAGCTGCAGTTACTTTAGCGTTAGCTACAGTTTCTGTTGCGGTTAACCTTGAAAGCACAGCATCCCCTGAGTAACCTTCAGTGTAACCAGTGAAATCTATAAGGTCACTAATGTTTCCATTACTAGTATTTAAGTTTGTAGTAAGAGTACTTAGATTACTAGTCAATGTCGGGATAGTAGCAATCGGAGTAGATAGACTACTAGCTAACTCACTGTCGGTTATAGCACCATTTAGTGTAGTAAGAAGTTCTCCTGCTGATGCTGACTGACTATCTACATATTGTTTAATAGACTGTTGGGTCGCTAAGGCTGTGTTAGAGTTAGATGCCATATTGTCTTCATCTAGTATACGTGTCACGGTAGTACCAGTAGTTCCCTTAAGACCACCAAACTGTATTGTAGTTTCTACTTTAACACCACCACCCATAACAGTCTCTAAGCATTTAATACCCCCAAAGTTTAACTCAGCGGATCCACTAGAGTTTGCTATAATAATTGGAGAGCTATAGGGCCCTCCCATTCTTATCTTAGCAGACCCCCATAATACAAGGTCTCCGGCACCCGTTTCAGAAACATAGCTGTTATAGCCATCATGGTATATCTTAAGGATATCATTGTATGTGCTCTTAGAACCTACGCCAAAGTTAATATCATCACCGGTACTAACATTGATATCACTTCCACCAGTAGAGTTACCTTTAGCTAAATCCTCTGCAAGGGTCGTAGGGGAACCACCAGCTTCTATCTTATTAACTTTATTATCTATTTTATCTAACTCACGTTGAGTAGACCTTGCATCGTATTTAATTGGTAACATTATCTAAACCCTCTTATCCTTCCTTTAATAACAATGTTAGAGATTTCCCAAGTGTCCGAATCTCCAGAAGAGCTTACCTTCATAAAAAGGTACCTGCCTGAAGTACGAACAGGGTACTCTTTGTACTCTGAGTTTACATAAAAAGAATCAGCAGGGTTAAACGTAGGCTCATCATCAATGTTATTTGCCCAACCAATCTGAACTAAAGGATCACCTGACCCGATCTTACCTACCCTAACACTTGTAATCTCTTTAATAGAGTAAGGGTCGTCTAAGTCATGAGCTTTGGTCAAAGCGCTAGTTGTATGTGCAGATGCAGACTCGTCTTCAAGATAGATAGAGGAACTACTACTAGCTGTAATAACGTGAGGAAATACTCCACTCTCCAGAGCTGCAGAAACGTTAGAAGTTTTCTTACTAAAAACACCTGTTGAGTAATTGTAAGTAATCTCTACATTAGGTTTTGTATCATTTAAGGGTAAAGACCAAATAACTTCATTGTTCTTTTTATTGTGGTATGCACAAACTTGTGGGTATTCAGACTCTGAAATATTAGCTAAGATGTAGCGGTTAATACCTTCCCCATCTCCAATACGGGTAACGCTGTTACCATCTGTCATAAACAAACCTCTTCGTGACAAACCGTAGTTAACCCTGTCTACTGATACTACTGACCTAGCGGACACTGCTCCGACCCCTGAGGTCATAGCGGTTTGATACCCAAAGTAAAAGGGAGACCCGAGGTAGCTAAGGATAAACATCTGATCATCTGTGTAGATAGCCTTATTCTCACCTAAAGGTACAATGCATTTAAGGGGAGACGATGCTTCTCGTAACGTAAGACTACCAGCAGCGTTATCGGCAGCAGGTGCCCAATCATCTGGATCGTCCTCTGCAGACCAAGCTACATCATAAGGATGCTCTGTGGTAGCTTTGTCGTAGTTGACAGCTAGTATGTGTGGGCCTGACTTATCAATAGCTCTTACCCTAGTAAAAGGGCAGTTTGTAATCTGTGTTGTGATTTGAAGATTAGCACCAGATCCGCCAGAAGCCGAAAGGGTTTGGTTGGCTGTGTAAGTAGTTCCAAAGTTTGTAACTTGTAGTTGAGTAACTACTCCGCTGTTTACACCTGTAACCTTTGCAGTAAGACCTCCGGTAAAGGTAACAATATTGTTGAGTGCGTAAGAAGACCCACCGCTGGTTATAGTAACACCTGTGGCTTTGTTCAAAGACATTTCAGCAAAGTTCTCATTGTTCTTTTTAATCTTAATAGGACCTGCGTTATCAGCAGCTAGCACCCAAGTACCAAAGTTAGTAAAGGACCAAGCAGATGCCTCAATTACCCCATCATCCCATACAGAACCACCAGCGTCCCAAACAGTAGACCCGGAGTCCCAAGTAGAAGCTCCAGCTTTTTCTACTAAGTTATAACCGGAGCCTACTATCTCACCGTCAACTTCAGGTGAGTCTTGTTTGTAACGGTACAGCTTAGTTAAATCACCCGCATAGATTACCTTAGTGCCGTACTCTTGTATTGAAGTAAGGCCACGTATAGGCTTGTAGACCCCCACAGAGTTTAAGGGTCTAAGTAAAAAACTATGACCGGGTTTACGCCTAACACCAGTCTCTGTAAATTGGAGTCCGTCAACGTCAGCCCAGAAGGGGATGCTTCCATCAAATTTATTTGTTTGCCATCCAGAAAGAATCAGTGGCGTTAAGTCAGCCGGAAAGAAACCTCTCGGTGCTCTTGGTGAAGTTGACATATGTTTCTCCTATTATGCTGTACGTGTCCAGATTGCAATAGCAATGTATGGCATACGGTTATCAAAAGATTGACCACCACCTGTAGGCGCTGACTCAAACTGAGGGCTTCCTACGACACTTGCGCTAGAGCCTTCTGGTTGACTACCACTAGATGATCTGTTTTCACGAACCTCTATTGTAGTTGTGTGCGTGTGTGCCGGTATTTGGTCAACTGTTAGGGTTTGACTTTCAGAACCGTGAGAGTCTACCCCTAAAGCGTACTCAGGGTCATTTACAGTCTTAAGGCCAACAAGAGCTTTACCGGACGCATACCGTTCCCATGTGCCACCAAATATAGAAGCGGGGGTAACAGATGTAGTAGTTAAGTATAAAGCCCCTACTGGGTATGCGGCAAGACCTGAAACGGCTGCAGCAGTCGTATCAAGAGTTGTACTTCCAAAGAAGTTTGTAGTTGTGCTGCCTGTAATAGCACCTGTTAAGTTTATAGTTTTACTACTAGAAAAGTAACTTGATTGTACAGGGTAGGGGTTAAGTAACTCCCAAGAAGAGTTTACAGCATTCCACATTAACTCGTGGTAAGCCCCTACTCTAATCAGGCCTTGTGTTACACCCACATTACCAAAAACTGTAATAGGGCTTATACCGGTACTGTTAATGTTTATTGTACAGCCGCTTGTTTCATTACCAACATGAAACAATACGGTGACTCTTTCACCTGCAGTCTTAGTTGCGGCTGGGGAAAAATTAGCTACATACGCTGTCCCAGTTCCGGAGGATGTTGCAAAGTC